GAAACCATGCCAATAGCGTCTAAATTTACTTTGTTTGAACCAGTAACATTATAGAATTTCATTTCATGGACTTGTTTTATCAAATATCGTTGTTCGTTTAATGCAAATAAACGCTCTTCTTCATTAGATAAGAAACAATAAGTACAATTTAAATGGATATCCGCATTCCATAATGTACGCATATCGGTATAAGAATCAATACCGAGGTTTACATCAGGAGGGGGTTGTAAAAAGCGGTAAAACTGCATATAAAACAAATTGAAATTAGGAGCGACATAGGGATAATTGTTAATACTATCAAACACATCACGTATTTGAAATAATTCACAAATAGGACGGAATGTAATATTAATATGTAATTCATTATATTGTAATGATGTTAGAGGAAATGCCATTTGAGATTTTAGTCCAAACCAATTATTTAAAGGTATGTATAATACAGTTCCGCGGATAGAGGGTTCTGCACCGGCAGGCGAATCGGTATAGAAAGCATTTGGATAAGTATTTATACGTGCACCATAATTTGCTGGGTCATTTAATTGTGGAACATTCCCTGTCATTCTATTGAATAAATCCAATTTTGGACCATTAAAATCACGTTGAACGGCAGCTAAAAGATAGTCTCCTGAATATTCCTGTAAAGTATAATTACCGCATGTAATACTTATTTTAGAAATCATTTTCGCTCCTAAATTTTGTATCCAACGGAAATTATATGGAGCCCATCTTTCGGTATTCAGTCCTGGTACAGATTTTTCCTCTAGAGTAGGGGTTCTGGGTGGAAGAATTGGGCTCCATATACTTGGAAGACCTACAGATACATATGTATCCATTAACAAATCCGCATAGCGTGGAATTTTGAAAGTAAACATAGATTCATCATTCAAACGCAATGTTTTGGACCCTTCAAAATCTACACGGAATTTTTGCAGTCCAAAATTCGTATATTGTGCATATGTAGTTTTGAAAAAAGTTTTTGAAGGATTACCATTTAATATAATATTTTGTTGCCCTTGGCTAACCAAATTCATAAGACCACCGGCCATAATATTTACATATATTTATATTTAAATATTTATAAATTATATAGATTAAATTGCATATTTCAAAATATCTAGAAAATATTTTAAATTTTATTTTATAAAATCATTATAATATAGAAGTATGGCAGATGTTGAAAAAACAACCAAACAATTGATGGATGCTATTTCCAATATGAATGACAATACAGTAATGACTATATTAATTGTAATCATGTTTCTTATCATATTAATATCATTGATATACTATTTTTATATTAGAAATCTACCTTCTAAAGAATGTAAATCTATGGATGCTTTATATAGTAAATTAGATGGTAGTATTCATTCTTTATCGCCAAGTGACCCCAATTGTGGATATTTACTTCGTGATTATTATATAAAATCTGCTTATAATGCTTGTAGTGGGGGGTCCTATAAAAATGATTGGGTGGAAATTTGTGTATTAAAAGATTTATTAAAACAAGGAGCAAGAGGTTTAGATTTTGAAATATATTCTATAAATGATCAGCCAGTAGTGGCAACTTCTACTAACAATAATTACCATGTGAAAGAGACTTATAATTCTGTTCCATTTTCAGATGTAATGAGTGTTATACGTAATAACGCATTTTCTACAGCAACTGCACCAAACTCTAGAGACCCAATTATTATACATTTACGTTTTAAAAGCACAAATCAGAATATGTATCAAAATTTTGCCAAATTATTAGAAGGATATGATTCTTTGTTATTAGGTAAAAGTTATAGTTATGAAAATCAAGGTAAAAATTTAGGTTCAGTAAAATTGTTAGATTTAATGGGTAAAATAGTTATTATTGTAGACCGTTCAAACACGGCATTTTTAGAATGTAAGGAATTTTATGAATATGTAAATATGACTAGTAATTCATTGTTTATGAGAGCATTACATTATTATGACATTGCTTATACACATGATATGAATGAATTGATAGAATACAACAAACGTAATATGACCATTGGTATGCCAGATAAAGGAGCAAATCCAAGTAATCCAAGTGCGATTGTGTTAAGAGAAACGGGAACACAAATGTTAGCAATGAGATATCAGTCCTATGATAATAATTTAGAAGAAAATGATATGGTATTTGATTTAGCTGGTTATGCTTTTGCATTAAAACCAGAAAATCTACGTTATGTACCTGTTACAATTAATGCACCTCCTCCACAAAATCCACAATTATCTTACGCAACACGTAGTGTTAGTAGTGATTATTATAGCTTTAAGATTTAACTTAAAATTGATATTAAATTATAAAATAAAATAAATTAAATTATAAAATAAAATAAAATAAATTAAATTATAAAATAAATTAATTTATTTTTTGATATTAAAATGGTTACATTATTATCATTTAAAGAAATAAAAAGTTTAAATGAATTAGTTTATATTTCAGTTATTAACCAATATGTAATAAATCTCAAAGATATTATAGTCGGTAAAAATATAGTATATTAAATCCAGATGGTAGAACTTATGAACTTTTAGGTAAATGTTTATATAATAATTACAGCCCAGGCTATTATCAAAATGATTTTACACCATCAATTAGCATTTCCTTTGAAAAACAAGATGCATTATTGAAAGCTGAATTTTATGGTAATCAAATTTCACAACCAACAAATTTGATTTAATATAATGAGGAATATATTAGTTATTAATTAAAATTAATTACAACTTTTAAAATTTCAAATTCTGATTATTTAGATATTATAAATAAAATGTTGTAGTAAATTAAATTATAAATAATAAAATGTAATAGTATTATATATATTATTATGAAATATGTATGTATTGGACAACCAAAAACAGGCACTAAAACAATGGCACAAATATTTAGACTATTAAATTTTAAAGTTAACGGTAATCCATTATGTTTATCTAATGATGATGATTTTATATTGCTTGATAATAATATCAAATATTATACAAATGATAGTATATTAAAATGTCATAATAATATTGACATATTTGAAGCCTTTCATGATTATCCATATTCATTTAATTACGAATATATAAATGATAATTTTCCAGATTCAAAATTTATATTAACGATACGTGATAGTGAAACATGGTTTAATTCATTAATTAATTATCAGCACATACCTCAATCAGCAAATAAAAAATTACTTAAAAAATTATATGGTTATGATATTATCTTATTAGAAAATAAAACAGATGTAATTTCAAAATATAATGAATATAATACAAATATAATAAAATATTTTCATGATAAACCTTATAAATTAGAAATAGTAGATTTAACAAAAGATGATGTTAAAATAAAATTAATGAATTTTTTAGAAAAAAATATTGATTTTGCAATACCTCATGAAAATAAACAGAGATATAAAACTCACATATGATTATATATTTTTCTGATGAAAAATAAGTATTTTAAATATTAAAAGATGTAAAATTAATTAATAATATTTTAATAATTTTATTAATAATTTAAAAATGTGGTTAAATTTTATTTAAATGAATATCTTATTATTATATTATATTGTAATAAATGAGTAACTTAGTTTATTTTTTTGTTTTAAACATGGATAGAAATCCTGAAAGATATGAAAAAATAGCAAGAAATTTACGGGAATTGAATTGTAAATATTCTAGAATAAAAGCAATTGATGGTCAAAAAATGGAAACAGACGAAGAATGTAAAAAATTGTTGAAACCCCGGACAGAAATAATTGGACAAACATTTTTTAATAAAATGACAAATGAAAAATGGATATATGACGGGACAGTATCCACTTCTTTTCCCAATTGTTCACAAACAAAATCATTTGGAACCAAAGGATTAACATTGTCTAACATAAAAGCATTCCGTTTTGCAAAGGAGATGAATTATCAATGGTTCTGTATTTTAGAGGATGATGCAAATTTTGATAAAACCGACTATGATAAAATACTAGAATTTGTATCTAACGAAGATAATAAAAGAACAGATATTGTTTTGTTAGATGCTAGACATTTTGGATGGGGAGGAACAGCTGGAATGTTATATAATAAAAAAATTATTGAACAATTAATTTTAGATTTACATCCATTGTCTGATTTTTCTATTCAATCTCATTTATATGGAGACCCAAATTTAGGAAATCTTTGGGATTGGAAATTATGGAAATACGTGAATTATATAAATAAAAATTTTTCACAGTTACCAGTAATAAAAAGTGGTGAT